GACCCGACCGTCTCCGACTACGCCATCGGCACCGACGTCACGTACCAGGACGTCCAGGACGCCGGGCAGTCCTTCACCATCGCGCAGGCCAAGTACTGGGCCGTGCGGATCGACGACGTCGACAAGCAGCAGGCCGCCGGCAACATCGCCCCGTGGATGCAGGGCCGCGCCGCCTACTCCATCGCCGTCGCGGCGGACCAGTACATCGCCTCGAAGTACACCGGCGTCTCCCCGGCGAACATCCTCGGCTCGTCCGCTTCCCCGCTCACCCCGGCGGTGTTCGGGTCGATCTCCTCGCACCCGGCGGACTTCTGGATCCAGGTCATCACGCCTCTGCAGGTGATCCTCGACCAGAACGACGTCCCGGACGACGGCGGACGGTACATCACGATCCCGCCGTGGGGTCGCGGCCTGCTCTCCCAGACCGCCGGCTTCACCATGGGCACCGCGGCCGACGGCTCGACCGGCGCGACGATGCAGCGCGGCTTCGTCGGCTCGATCGGCAACTTCAACGTGCTGGTCACCCGCAACGTCCCGCAGCCCGTCGCGGGCGGCGCCGGTACCGGCGTGTGGGCGATCCAGGCCGGCCACAAATCGGCCATCACCTACGCCGACCAGATCGTCAAGACCGAAGCCATGCGCTCCGAGCGCGGCTTCCGCGACCTGATCCGAGGCCTGCACGTCTACGACTGCAAGGTCATCCGCCCCGAGGCCCTCGCCGTCGCCTACGTGCAGCGCCCGACCGGAATCTGAGGCCTGACCATGACGACTCCGAACACCCCGCTCACCTCCTCGAACGTCGCGGTCCGCGTGACCAACGGCATGGTGGCCGCCCCGACGGACTACACCATCGTCTCGGGCGACGTCACCAACGGCATCTCGATCCCGGCCAGCCTGTTCGCGGGCGCGGCGTCGGGCATGCCGTTCGGCCAGTCCGGCGCCCTGCCGGAGAAGATCACGCTGGTGGTGAAGACCACCGCGGCCGGCACGAACTTCAAGGTCATCCTGAAGGCCACCCAGCCGCGCACGGACATCGCCAACCAGCTGCCGTTCACCCCCGCGGCGAACGCCGGCGACGCCACCTTCGACGTGTCCACCACCGGCACCCGCTACATCGGCGAGTTCACCTCGGGCCGCTTCGAGCAGTCCGACGGCAGCCTGCTGATCAACTTCTCGGGGACGCTCGGCACGACCACCATCGCCGTCCTCGTCGACCCGTACGCGCCGTCCGGCCCGCGCGGCTAACCCCTGACCCCGGAGGTCTCCTGTGAGCCCCGTCATCCACCACTACCAGCACCGTGACGGCGGAGCCGTGCACGGCTTCACCCACCCGCTGCACCCCGAGATCGACAAGCAGGTGCGCTCCGGCGAGCTGGTGGCGGTGGCCGACCCGGACGGGACCGACCCGGACGTGGAGATCGCCCGGCTGCGCGCGATGGTCGCACGCATGTCCGAGCTCTCCGGCATCGATCCCTCGTCGCTGGAGGCGGACGGTCTGGCCGACACGGCCGCCTCCGGCGACGAGCCCGAAGACGAGACGGACGACCTGGCCGAGGTCGAGCCGGACGCCGTCGACGGCGAGGAGGAGCTGCACCTGTGCCTCGAGTGCGGCGAACCGGTCGAGCGCAAGGGCAAGACCGGGCCGTGGCCCTCGCGCCACCCCGGCTGCAAGTGACCTGAGGAGAGCCGATGCCTCTGCCGACGCCACGCGTCTACGCCACCTCGGACGACTACCTCCAGTACATCACCGGAGGTACGGGCGTCGGCGGCACGGTGCCCTCGAACATCGCCTACCAGCTGCAGATCGCTTCGGCCGTCATCGACTACGCCATGACCGGCGCGATCTACGACACCGACCCCACGACGCTGTTGCCGACGGATCCGGATGTCGCGTCGATGATGTGCCTGGCGACCTGCCAGCAGGCGGAGTATCAGCTCGACGCGGACGACAACACCGGCGCGAAGTCGATGTTCGACTCGGTCTCGATCTCCGGGGTGTCGATGCACCGCGCGGCCGGCACCGCCGGGAACACACTGCCGCCGCTCGGCCAGCAGGCCGCCCTCACCCTGTTCAATGCCTCGGCGATCCCGGGCGTGGCGCGGCAAGGCAGGTACGGGCCGTGATCCTGCCTCCGAACGCCACCTTCGACCTCTACCGCAGCACGGTCGACGACGGGTACGGCGACCCCACCGACGACAACACGACGCCGCTCCTCTCGGGGCTGCGCGGCGTGCTCTCGTTCAAGCAGCGGCGCGTCCTGGACCCGGTCACCCGAACCCCGCAGCAGGAGACGGACTACTTCCTGCTGCTGCCGAAGGGCACCGACTGCCAGAACGGCGACCGGCTGCACGACACCGGCACAGGGAACTGGTACAACGTCGACGGCGTCAACTCACTGCCCACCTACGGTTTCCCGAACGACCTGAACGTCACCCTGTCGCGGACCGGCGGATGAGCGCCCAGGACCCGGCGGCCGGGCAGCAGCCACAGCCGCCCGACGACCTCGCGGAGATCCTCGTCGTCCAGGCCGCGACGCTGCTCGCGCTCGAGGCCGGATCGGCGTACGCCGCCACAGCGTGGCTGCGCCGGGCCCTGGCCGACCTTCGGCGGGCCGCGGTGCGCCGGTGGATGCTCGCCGGCGGCAACCCGACCGGGAACGCGCCGCTCGATCCGTCCGTCCGCGAGCACGTCGCGCAAGAGCTCGTGATGCACGTCCGGCAGATCGCCACGGTGCTCGAGCGGGACCTGCCGCCGATCCTGCGCCGCGAGGCCCTGGCCGCGCTCGAGCTCGGCGCCCGGCACGCGGGCGAGCAGGCCGGCATCACGGTGGCCGTCAACCGGCTCGTGCTCGACGAGACCGCGCAGCGCATCATCGACTCGACCCCGGTCTCTGCCGTCTCCCGGCTGATCCGCGCGGCCGACCAGCTCTCGGCCGTACAGACCGGCCAGGACCTGCAGACCGCACTGCACGAGGCCGATCGCACCCTCGGCATCGTCAACACCGGCTCGACGTACCTCACGAACTATGTGGCGAACGATGCCGCGATGCAGGTCGCCGGGCCGATCGACGCGAAGCTGCTGTGGGTCGCCGAACGCAATGCCTGCGTCGTGTGTCTCGCGCTGGCCGGCCACATCGCCGACCCGTCGACCAGGCTTGGGTTCGACGAGTTCGCCACCTACGGCCCGTATCCGGCGCCGACCGTGTGGCCGCCCGGGATGCCGCTGATGCGGCCGCCGCGGCACCCGCACTGCCGCTGCCAGGTGTGCGTGTGGGTCGGCCAGAACACCGGCTTCGGGAGCCTCCCGGAGTCGCTGCGGCGGGAAGCGGCCCGCTCGATCCTCAAGGGCTGGTCGCTCCCGTCGGAGTCGAACCGGGTCCGGCTCGAAGCCGCACGGCAGCTGCTCGCGGCCGGCGGCCGAGGCCTGCCGCGCACCGTCCAGGAGCGCTCCGCGGCGGACGTCGCCCGGGGCCGCTTCGAATCCCGCACCGTCCCGCACCACCGACCGAAGGAGAAGACCCATGTCTGAGCCGACCCTGGCCGCGGCCGAGGCGCTCGCCGCCCCGCTGTTCAAGGAGGCCGTGGCCGCGCTGACGCCGGAGGCGGAGAAGCTGCTGGCCGACCTCAAGGCGAAGCTGGCGGCCGAGGCCGACCAGTTGCGCGCGGAGCTCCCGGCGAAGGCCGAGGCGGCCGCGCAGCACGTGCACGACATCGCCTCGGCAGTGCTGGCCCGCTACCAGTCCGTCATGGACTGGGCCGACGCGCACCTGGTCGGCGGCGCGGCCGCGGACCCTACGCCGGCGGCTCCGGCGCCGCAGACCACCCAGTCCTGAGGCACTTCGCCGGCCTCCGGCGGCTGCTCGACGTCGAGCTGCAAACCGTCCGCTTCGACGTCGAGCACGCCCTCGGTGCGTTCGAGCGCGACCTGCGCCACACCCTGGCGCACTGCCACCACCACGGCGGCCACACCCCGGCCGTCATCACCCTGACCGTGCAGTAAGGAAGGATCCTCATGAGCGACAGTACCGACGGCCTGCCCCAGTTCCCGGCGGGCCAGAAGCGCACCATCACCGCGACCGTCACCAAGGACGGCCAGCCGTTCGCCGACACCCTGTCGTGGTCGGCCACCTCCGGCACCCTCACGCCGGCCACGGACACCCTGTCGGCGACCCTGGACAACGCCGCGGTGGGCACCGTCACCGTCACCGCGACCGACCCGGCCGGCGCGTCGGCCGACGTCTCGTTCGACGTCGTCGACCAGCCGCAGATCACCCTCGCGGTGTCCTGATGCAGGCGCCGAGCATTGGCCGGATCGTCCACGTCCTCGTGAATCCGGCCAGCAACAACGGCCAGGAGGTGGCCGCGGCGATCGTCACCGCGACCTACGGGCCGAACTCGGACGGCGACGGCATCGTGCGCCACACCATCAGCGTGCGCGTCGTGACCGACACGATGTCCGACCTGCCGTCGCTCACCAGCATCTACCTGTACGACGAGCGGCCGACCGCCGAGAAGCTGGCGCGGCTGTACCCGTCGAACCCGACGGGCCGCGGCGGTATCGCGTTCTGGCCACCGCGGGTCTGATCCGTCGCGGGCGCCCCCGGTTCGGCTCCGGAAGGCGCCCGCGGCCATCCAGTAGCACAAACGTTCGAACAGCCCCTATCATCAGCACCAGCGGTCGTCGGCCACTCCCCGAGAACGGGAGGACCACCGTTCTAGCGACGTCACCCGGGAAGGGGGCGGCAGTGGCCGGCGTGAGCACGCTCAAGCATCCGACGAACCCGCTCGTCGCTCGCGCGTGGCTCGCCCTCGTCGACGGCATCACTGCCGACATGACCGGCACCACTCTCCCCAGGATCGGCACCAACAGCCTGCCCGCGTGGGCCAGCACCGGGTTCCTGACCGTGCAGACCGTCGGCGGCAGCCCCAGCATCGACACCCTGATCGCGCAGCCGGTCGTCTCCGTGAAGTGCTGGGCCGTCAACGCCTCCCAGCCCGGCTCGGGCGCGAACGTCGCCGTCTCGCAGCGCGTCCCGTGGGGCCGCAGCGAGGAGCTGGCCGAGGCCGTTCGCCACGCCGCGCCGGTGCTCGCCCGGACCGGGACACAGCTCGTCACGATCCCCGTCTCAGGCTACGAACAGGCCGTGGTCGAGTCCGCGTACCTGGTGAGCGAGATCCGGCCGATTCAGGACCCGACGGGCTACGCCTGCCACCAGTTCGACCTGCTGATCAACTGGAAGCCGGTGACGGTCTGATGGCGGAGTCGTATCTCGAGCTGGACAGCGGGTGGATCCAGGCCTTGCACGCGCTCGAGCGGCAGTTCTTCGCCGAGCGGCTCGGCCCGGACATCCTCGCCGACGCGCACGCCGCCTGCCCGAAGGACACCGGCCGCCTGGACGAGTCCCTCGATATGCAGGTCATCGACGACGAGGGCGACGGCAAGCCGGTGCTCGAGGTCGGCTCGTATCCGGACGAGGAGGGCGACGTGCCGTACGCGGCCGCGGTCGAGTTCGGGTTCAACGGCCCCGAGATCGTCAAGGCGCACATGCGGATGGGCATCCCCGTCGCCGAGTCCATGCGCCACGGCTACTCGCCTGAGCAGCCGTATCTCCGTCCGGCCGCCTACAGGGAGCGCTACTGATCATGAAGGTACGCACCGTTCTCCAGCCCACCGAAGAGCTCGAGGTCGACGAGCAGGAAGAGCACGTGCTGCGGCACGCAGGCCACCTGTTCACCGGCACGGACGACGAGCTCGCCACGCACTACCGGGCGGCCGGCCTCGATCTGCCGCCGAGCATGAAGCCGACCGCGACCGGCGGTCCGGCCAAGTCCGAGCAGCAGGCGAAGTGAGCCTGATGGCAGCGAAGAAGGCCGCGGCCAAGTCCGGGGCGAAGAAGGGCATGGGCTTCAAGGCCGCGGCCGCGCAGATCTCGCGCAAGTCCGGTGTGAGCCCGAAGGCGGCCGGGGCGATCCTCGCCTCGTCGACGCGGAAGGCGTCGCCGG